GGGGTTTTAGAAGTTGGCTTAGAGGAATTGCCGGAGGATATGCCCGAAGCACAAGGATATATCTTTCAAGCTGGTAAATGGTTTAAGACTAATCAAAAAGCAGAGAACCTGTCTAATCTGCCTGACGGATATTACGAGCAGCTCCTGGGCGGTAAGAATTTAGACTGGATTAGGTGCTATGCAGAGGGCAAATACACGTTTGTCCAAGAGGGTCGACCTCTCTGGCCGGAATATAACGATGAGTTAATGTGTACCGACTTAGAGCCGGACCCCAATATACCGTTACAGATAGGCTTGGACTTTGGATTAACACCCGCAGCTGTGTTTGCTCAGCGAATGAAAAACAACACCTGGCATATTCTCCATGAACTTGTAACTCAGGATATGGGCCTGGAAAGATTTTGCTCAATGCTTAAATCAGAGCTTGAAAGCAGATTTCCTCGATTTGAAACCAGTGTCTGGGGCGACCCTGCTGGTATGTCACGAGATCAGATTTACGAGACAACCTCATTTGACCATCTTAAAACTCACGGCATCCTAGCCAGGCCGACTGCAACAAACGAATTTAGAACCAGAAGAGAAGCAGCTGCTATTCCGATGGGTAGGCTTATCGATGGTAAACCTGGCTTTCTTATCGATAGAAAATGCATGAGATTACGAAAAAGCTTAAACGGTGGCTATCATTTTAGAAGAATTGCAATGGGCGCTGGTCAAGAACGCTTTAAGGACTCACCAAATAAAAATGAACACTCCCACGTTGGCGATGCTCTGGGATATTGCTTGCTAGGCAGTGAGCACAACATCATGACACGCAGCCCGTCTAGAAGTCGCAATTCAGTTTCTCAAGCAAAGGTATTAGATTTTGACGTATTCGGTTAGAACTTTAAACGATGTTTTAAAAGTTAATTATCCTGATGATAAATTAATAGATTTTAAACTTTATCACTACGAACACCTAGAGCTAAACAAGTTTGACCTTAAAAACTTAAAGGATTTCCCAGATTATCGCAGCCACTTCGCCAGCTTTTCAGAACAAGGGCTTGCTTATACCATAATTATCTCTGGTAAAATCTCAGGTGTGTTTGGAGTTTTTGAGCTTTGGCCTGGCGTTTATGAATTCTGGATGGTGCCAGGCAAAGATTTAAAGAAGAATACCATTCCATTTCATCGGCGTGCCTTGCAGTTTTTTGACTACTTTTGGGAGAATACTAGGCCAAATCGGGTACAGTTCACAGTGTGTTCACTGAATTTACACGCTGACAGGTGGGCTAAACGATGTTATTTTGAGCGCGAGGCAGTTTTAAGGAAGTATGGACCGGATGGTTCAGATTATTACATGTACGCAAGGATTGAATAATGTCTGGAATTGTAAAAAAACTAAAACCTAAACGTAGGCCGATTGACCCAAGTGTTAACCAACGTATTTCTGAAAACGAGGCAGCGGCTAAAGCTGAATCTGACAAAAGAAACGCGGGCCTTCAAGAACGTTTAAGTCGTCGAGCTAAAGGTGGACGAAAATTACTTATGGATTCAACAGTTACTGACCCATTTGGTGAAGGTCGATTGACACTAAAGCGTTCACTTGGCGCGGGAAGAAACCCTAGAGGATAGTATGAAGCAATATTTAAGAAACCCTAAACACAGAGAGCACCAAGAAGATGAAAAAAGCCAGCGCGGTCAAAAAGCCACTAAAGACAAAAATGACATCGAAGAGCGCACCGATGAAGGCGGCGATTAAGAAATATACGTCTAAGAAAAAAGGTTACTAAATGGTCCTTTCTGTCCAGGCATTAAAAAGCAGATATAAAAAAGCAGCTGCTCACAAAGAACAGTGGCGAAATATTTATGAGGAGGCATACGAGTTTGCTCTCCCTATGCGTAATTTGTACGATGGTTACGCTGACAGTGTCCCTGGTCAGAACAAAATGCGAAGGGTCTTCGACTCAACAGCAATAAATTCTACTTCTAGGTTTGCCAATAAAATTCAATCCAGCTTATTTCCACCGCAACGTAGCTGGTGCCGCTTGGTTCCTGGCAACGAAATCCCCGATGAAAAGAAAATTGATATTCAAAAAGTGCTGGATATGTACACCGAAAAAATGTTTGGGGTTATGGCACAATCAGGTTTTGACCTGGCAATGGGTGAGTTCTTGTTAGACCTAGCTGTTGGTACAGCTGTACTAATGATTAGCCCTGGGGATGAGATTACTCCAATTAGATACACTGCTATTCCCAGCTATCACATAACCTTTGACGAAGGTCCAAATGGTACAGTTGATACGGTTTACCGTGAGTTAAAAAGACCTTTTAAGGTATTAGAGGTTGAGTTTCCTGGCATAGTAATCCCTACGGAGTTAGCTGCACGCTACGCTGAAGACCCGACAAAAGAGATTGAGCTGCTTGAGGCGACTTACACAGAAAAAAATTATATTCACTACTGCATTATGACCAAAGAAGGTGACGATAAGCTTCTGTCAAAAGAACTAAACTCATTTCCTTGGGTTATCTCCAGGTATATGAAAGCATCAAATGAAAGATACGGTCGTGGGCCTGTTCTCTACGCCCTGCCCGACATTAAGACATTAAACAAAGTTGTTGAATTAACACTAAAAAATGCCAGCATCAGTATCGGCGGTGTCTTTACTGCGGTTGATGACGGGGTTTTAAACCCGCAAGCAATATCCATTGTACCTGGCGCTATAATTGGTGTCTCCTCAAACGGTGGGCCTCGAGGTCCCTCCCTTCAACCTCTCCCGCGTAGTGGAGATGCCAATACCTCGCAAATACTTACTAATGATTTGCGAATGCAGATAAAACAAACGCTGCTAGATACCTCGCTACCGCCAGATAATATGTCAGCCAGGTCAGCAACAGAGATTGTTGAACGCATGAAAGAGCTGTCTCAGAATATGGGTGCAGCATTTGGTCGTTTGATTTCAGAAACAATGTTTCCAATTGTTAGACGTACACTTGAGCTTATGGACGAAATGGGAATGATAGATTTACCGTTAAAAGTCAACGGATTGCAGGTCAACGTTACACCAATATCACCTTTGGCAATGGCCTCAAATATGGATAAGATTAACGAGGTAATGCAATTTATGCAGATTTCTCAGGCTCTTGGTCCAGTAGGACAGACGCTTATTAAAATGGATGCAGTCGGTGATTACATTGCCGACCAGCTAGGAATTCCAGCATCACTTCGAACTACGCAAGAAGAACGCCAGGCAATGCAAGAACAAATGGCTGCACAAGCTGAAGCTATGATGGCTGCTCAAATGCAAGGGGCTGGCGAGGCTGCTCCAGGTCAAGGACCATCCGCTCAAGCACAAGGAGGTGCTCCAGTATGAACCAAGCCGACCGAATTAGAAGTATAAACGATGTCGGTTGGGACGGAGTAGACGCTACCCCTGCCCTTAAATTTGAGAATAAAGACTTGCAACAGGAATTAGATTTTCTTTTCTCAAGAACCTTCTCAACCGAAGCAGGGGAAAAAGTCTTAAACCATTTAATAAACATTACGATTGACCAGCCCTCTTGGGTGCCTGGGGCAGACTCAAGCTTTGGATTTAGCCGCGAGGGTCAAAATAGTTTAGTCAGAGAAATCAAGCAGAGGATAAAAAGAGCACATGAACGCACAAGCTGAGACAAAAGAAGCCGAAGCAACAACCGCAATGCCTAACGGGCTAATGGGGTCAGTTGCTGGAAGTGAACAGATTGTTGAAGACGAAGCAGAAGTTGTTGTTCCTCACTTAGACCCAGAGGCAGAAGAGGTCGTAGAAACAAAAGAAGCCCTAGAAAGACCAGATTGGTTTCCTGAGAAATTCTGGAATGAGGATGGTTTTGAGCTAGAGAAAATGACTAAAAGCTATGAGGAATTAGAAAAAGCGTTTACCCAAGGCAAGCATAAGGCCCCAGAAAAGTTTGATACTAAGGTTCTAGACGATGCTGGGTTTTCAAATGAAGACCCAATTGTTGATGCTTATTTGGGTTGGGCTAAGAAATTTGGACTTAATCAGGTGGCCTTCGACGAACTTGCGACCAGCATTGCTAGTATAGGCGGCGAAACTAACCAGCAAATTCAGAATGATTACGAAACTGAGCTTAAATCTCTAGGTAAAAATGCAAACGAAATCATTCAAAGCAATGTAAATTGGTCTGATGGTCTGCTTCGCAAGGGTGTAATAACAGATGCTCAGCGTGAGGAAATGAACTCTTGGGGAGGCACAGCTGAAGGGCAACGATTGTTGCAGACAGTTCGGTCTCTAACTGGCGACATGACCCCATTACCAAATATTGCTGTATCTGAAGCTGCGATGACAGATTCTGATTTCCAAGATGAAATAGATACTATGATGGCAGACCCTCGTTACGGTTCAGATGCAAAATTCAGCAATGATGTTGCTCGTAAAATATACAAAAGGCGTGGCGAAAGTTTCCCTGGTTAAAATTATAGTATGGTATCTTTACAGAATAAGTTTTTTGCTGTACAGGTTTAAGTAACTGATAACCCTAAAGGCCAGTGTTGAATGATTTCCGCCAGGCCGGAGTTCCTCCGATAACCAGGGCAAACCCTTTTAATTTTTTTATGGAGAAGTAATATGAGTACAGGACTCAGTACAGCTTTTGTCCAGTTATTTGATTCTGAAGTAAAGCAGGCTTATCAAGCCACGTCTAAACTTCAAGGTTTATGCCGGATGAGAACAGGCGTTGTGGGAAGCCAAGTAAATTTCCCAAGTGTTGGTAAAGGAAGTGCAACAGTTCGCACCCCTCAAACCGATGTAGTGCCATTAAACACAGCTTTTGCAACAGTATCTGCCACAATGGTTGATTACATTGCTGCTGAATATTCAGATGTGTTTAATCAAGCAAAAGTTAACTTTGATGAAAGACGCGAGCTAGCCGAATTAGTTGGTAATGCAATCGGTCGTCGTCAGGACCAAGTAATCCTTGATGCTTTGGCAGCAGCAACCGCTGGTGCAACAATTGCAAATAATGTTGTAACATCAGGCAGTGCAGCTGCTGGAGATTTGAACGTAGGTAAAATTATTGCCGCAGCGAAAGCTCTTAACGTAGCAAACGTGCCAGCTAGTGACCGACATATGGTTATCCACGCATCAGGTTTAGCATCTCTACTTGGTGATGAGAGAGCAGTAAGCGCAGATTATGCGTCTATAAAAGCTTTAACTCAAGGTGGCGGAAATGTTGGAAGCTTCATGGGTTTCACAATCCATGTTGTTGGCGACATGGACGAAGGCGGTCTTGGAATAGACAGCTCATCTGACAGAACAAACTTCGCGTTTCACAAACACGCGCTGGGCTGTGGTGTTGGAATTGCTCCATCAACAAAAATCGATTGGATACCTGAGAAAACCTCGTACCTAATCGCTTCAACCATGTCTATGGGAGCAGTAGCAATTGATGCCGCTGGTATCATCGACATAACAACAAGGGAGTAAATAGCATGGCTTTTGCAAGAGCGGGATTAAACCCAATTGGAGGTCAGTCTAAAAAAGGCTCGGCTCCACAGATGTTCTCATATGCTACAGCAGACACTATTGCGACTGTTAACACAGCTGGATATTTCAACCTAATTTCTGCTGAAGTGGAGGTTGGAGATTTAATATTCTGTAACACTTCTACTGGCGGAACTTATGTTGCTGCTCTGGTTTATGTTTTGACTAACGCTTCTGGTGTAGTCGATGTCACAGACGGAACGGTCCTCGCAAATACTGATGGGGATTAAATAACTTAAAGTCGGGGCGGTTCGCCGCCCCTTCTTCAACCTTGTGGAGTAGAGTATGGCAGCTGGTGATAGTAGTGTTGGGATTTGTAACAAAGCGTTATTACTTCTCGGAGCAGAACCAATTACCAGTTTTGCAGATGGCTCCGCAGCTGGTGCAGCATGTAGCACAATTTACAATGAAATCTCTCTCACCACTCAAGGGATGTACCATTGGTCATTTACATTAAAAAAAGCAAATTTAAGTCGAGGAACTTTAACTCCTAATTCTGAGTGGACTTACGAATACAATCTTCCAAGCGATATGCTAAACGGCGTTCCTAGAGCGGTCAGGACTTCTTCCGCAGCTGGTGCGAACTTATATAAGAATTGGGAAATTGGTCAAAGTCAAAATGGCTCAACAGTTTTGTTTACTGAAGCAGCCGATATATTCATAGATTATCAAAAGGCAGTTGCTGAAGGGCGGATGCCCACATATTTCGTAACTCTTTTGACGTATCAGTTAGCCTGGCATTTAGCCGAGGTTATAACTGACCAGACAACAAAGACAGATTATTGGAGAGCAGTTGCCTTGGGTACACCAGGCGATAATCAGCGAGGTGGTTTTTTCCGACAGGCATGTTCTATCGATAGCTCCGGTCAAACTCCAACTGTAATTTCGGATTATTTGCTGGTGGACGTTAGATGAGTAGAGTCCAGCAATATCAATCTGGATTTACTGTAGGAGAACTCGACCCCCTACTCCAAGGTAGAATCGACTTAGAACAATATTACCAGTCTGTGGCTATAGCTGATAATGTTTTATTTGAGCCGCAAGGCGGTGTTTCTCGTCGCCCTGGCCTAAAGTTTGTGTTTGACGCTACAGCTGACAACGCAGCAAACGGATGCGTTTTAATACCTTTTGAATTCTCCACAACTCAAAACCTAATGATTTTAGCGTCAGTTTTTAATACTGCGTCAACAATTCGGTTTCGGTTTTTTGTTAATGGGGTCGTACAGACAAATATAAACGGTTCGGGAAACGCATACTTAGACCGCACAGTAGGAACTCTTTATTCTGTTTCAGCAATTGATATCGACAAACTATATTATACACAAAACAGTGACACTATAATTTTTGCAAATGAAAACTTTGTTCCTTTCAAGATTACGAGGGGAGCAAACAATTCAACCTGGTCAACAGCAACAATAGATTTCACGACTAATCCTGATAAAACTACTCCGTACACTGTTTTTACTGAAGCGGTTAGTCAACCTAATGCAACACTAACTCCGTCAGCTGTCTCTGGTGCAATAACGCTAACTGCTTCCGCTAGTGTCTTTGGCAGTGTAACAACAGGTCAAAGAATTCAAAGCTACACGGGTTTTGGTCGAGCAAAAATAATTTCAGTCACAAGCGCTACTGTTGTAACTGCTATAACAGAAGTTCCTTTTTACAGCACAGGAGCTATTGCCGCAAATAGCTGGGATTTAATCCAAGGTTATGAACCAGCGTGGTCTGCTACTCGAGGCTGGCCCAGAACTTGCACATTCCATGAAGGCCGCCTCTACTTTGGAGGGTCGGCACAGCTGCCCTCCACCCTTTTTGGCAGCAAGGTTAGCAGTTATTTTAACTTTAACGTAGCAGAAGGTCTGGATGATGACGCAATTTTTGTCACATTAGCAACTGATACTGTAAATGCTATTACCGCCCTGCGTTCTGGAAGAGACTTGCAGATATTCACAACTGGTGGCGAGTTCTTTATTCCCCAAGCAAACCTTGACCCAATAACACCGTCCAACATTGTAGTTAAATCAACAACAAAGCGCGGTTCAAAATACGGAATCCGTCCACAGGGAGCTGAAGGTGGTACACTATTCATCCAGCGCCAGGGCAAAACTTTACGTGAAATGGTTTTTTCAGATACAGAAATATCCTATGTGGCGAACAACATATCTTTACTGTCCTCCCACTTGATTGTTGACCCACAAAGGATGGCCCTGCGGCCCGCGACTGACACCACAGAAGGGGACCTCCTCCTCCTCGTCAATGGTTTGGACTCAACTGGCTACAGGGCCGCATCTACTGGCTATAAAGGCACCATTGCCGCTTTCATGCTAAACAAGGGCCAGCAAATCGTTGCACCCTCCTCCTGGACCACTGACGGAGATTTTATAGATGTCGGTGTAGACCTGGACCAGATTTATACAGTTGTGAAAAGAACCATAGGCGGAGCTGCAAAATACTACGTTGAAATTTTTGACGATGACAGAACGACAGATAGTGCAATTCAATATTATGCAAACCCTTTAGCTCCCGACCAGGCGAAGCCCTCAAACACAACAGCTGGCGGATTGGCTCATCTTAACGGTGAAGTAGTAAAAATTATTAGAGATGATATTGTTGATGCTGATTTTACTGTGTCTGGTGGTAATGCGACCCTTGGCGGTGTGCCATCTGTGTACGCAGAAGTCGGGCTAAATTATACGGTGACATTGAAAACGCAACCTTTTGAACCTCGACTGCCTTCTGGAACTGTCTCTTCTCAGAAAAGACGCATACTTGAAGTAACGCCCAGGTTGTATCGGTCTCAGAATATTACAATCAATTCTAGGAACATACCTTTGCAAACGCTGCCTATAAGTGGGCTAGGCAAAGTTCCGACATTCACCGGACAAAAGAAAACACAAGGGTTTTTGGGTTACACTAGAGATGCCCAAATAACCATTAGCCAGGACCAACCAGTATTTTTTACTGTTTTAAGTCTCGATTATAAAGTGAGCGTATAAATGACAGCAATTATATCAACAGTTGGCACAATGGCCGCATCAATTTTGCAAGGCAATGCCGAGTCTGAGCAATATATTGCCCAAGCTGAGCAAGCAAAAGTTCAAAGCCGAGTGTCTGCGCTTAATTATACCTTAGAAAGTAACGCGATTAAGGAAAGAGTGATAGCAAACTTAGCCTCAAGCACCGCACGGGCAGCAGCTGGTGGACTATCTCCATTCCAGTCTGGCTCAAGCAATCACTACCTTGACCTTGCCAGCCTCTCTGGTGCGATGAGAGACAGTAGGATATCTTTAAATAACGCAGAAATTGCAAGAAAAATGGGGACCTATCAAGCTAACCAATATTTCTCAGCTGCTAGAACTTCTAGGCGAATGGGTAAAATTATGGCTTTTACTAAGGGTGCTCAAAATGTAAATGAAATGGCGAGCACTTGGTCTGGGGGAGCTACAAGTGGCCCGTAACATACCATATCAACGTGCGAATGTAGCGCTACAAGTTCCTAAGATTGATTTCGCGGCATCAAAAGCTGTGGCTAGAGGC